TATAAATTAGATTAAGTTCCCCATTTCGGTGGGGAACACAATCTTTTTTTAAAAGAACAATATTTATAATAAAGAAAAACAACGGAGAATAAATAAATGGCACAATTATTAGACCCAATTGAAATAATGTTTACATCCTTCGAACCGAAGATGTCGAACCGCTTTATTATGTATGTGGAAGGAATTCCTGCATATTTAATTAAAGCCGCCAATAGACCTGAGATAGGAAATGGTAAAGTTACTATTGACCATATCAATGTTAGAAGATATGTAAAAGGTAGAAGTGAGTGGAGTGATTTAACAATTTCACTTTATGACCCAATAGTTCCATCAGCAGCACAAGCTACAATGGAGTGGGTTCGTTTACATCACGAATCTGTAACTGGTAGAAATGGATACTCTGATTTCTATAAAAAAAATATCACTTTTAATAGTTTGGGCCCCGTTGGTGATAAAGTAGAAGAGTGGACTTTGAAAGGAGCTTACATTCAAACAGCAAAATTCTCAGATATGGATTATACCGGTGAAGAATTGGCATCTGTAGATTTAACACTCGCTTATGATTACGCAATACTACAATACTAATTTCGGATTGTTATAATACAAATTGAAAAATAAAGAACCTCATTCAGAAATGGATGGGGTTTTTTAATTTAATTATTTTTATTTTGATATTTATATAAGAACATAGTTTTAAAAAAAGGTAATAAAATGAGTCAAGAATTACAAGATGATTACAAGAACAATCTCTCAAATGAAGAGATGGTAGAACTTGCTAAGCAACAATATGAACAAAAGCAAGTATCTGATTACAAATTTCCAACTGAAATAATTGATTTACCATCAAAAGGATTAATTTATCCAAAAGATAATCCACTATCATCAGGTAAGATTGAAATGAAGTATATGACTGCAAAAGAAGAAGATATACTTACGACACAATCATACATTAAAGATGGGAGTGTATTAGATAGATTATTCAAAGCATTGATAGTTAGCAATGGTGAAGGTTTACCAGTCAAATATGTGGATTTGGTAGTTGGTGATAAAAACGCAATTATGATTGCCGCAAGAATATTGGGATATGGTAAAGAATACAATGTAGAAGTTACAGACCCGTTTACTGGTGAAAAGCAAAAAGAAACCATTGATTTAACTCAGTTCGAAAACAAAGAATATGATGGTTCTAAGCAAATTGAACTATATAGAAATGAATTTGAATTTGAATTACCACAATCAAAGAGAGTAATTACATTCCAATTACTTACAGAATCTAAAGAACGAAAAGTAAAACATGAATTAGACGCTGTAAAAAAGAAATCTAAAAAAATGGGTGATGTTACATCTAAAGAATTGACTACTCGATTAAAAAATATGATTTTATCAGTAGATGGTGAATCAGATAGAAATATCATTAATAATTTTGTAGATAATGAACTATTTGCAGTAGATTCAAAAGCACTAAGAGGGTATATTAAGCAAGTTGGACCAGATATAGATTTAACCTGGGAATTTATATCAGATGTAACCGGGGATAGAAAGGAGTTGTCCATGCCTATGGACACAGGGTTTTTTTGGCCTGAGTCCTAGCTACCGACAATTACTTCATTCACAATTATTTGACCTTGTGTATCATGGTAATGGTGGATTTAATTGGAATGATGTTTATAATATGCCTATTTGGGCTCGAAGGTTCTATACTAAGAAAATTATAGAATTTAAGAACGAAGAAAAGAAGGCATATGAAAAAAATGTAAATAAAACTAAAAGGGGGATTAGAAAATAGTTCCCCTTTGATATTTATATACGAACAAAAAGGAAAACATATGAACTTTTTAGAAAAAATCATAACAAAAGGTATTTTAAAATCTTTAGAAAAACTTTCTAAAGAAGACCCTAAAATTCGTTCTAAATGGGATGAGTTGGGTAAAGCATCACAAGAATTGGCAAAATCTATCAATGATTACCAAAAAAAATACGGAAAAAAGCCATCTGCGGTTGATATGGATTATTATCGTAATAGATAATAGATATTAACTTATATAACTAAAATGTATTAATAATATGGCCAAAAACGAAACAAATAAAGAATTAAACGAATCAATCTCATTAGTTGGTATCTTATCAGATAAAATGAAAGATTATCAGGAAGAGGTTGTAGAAGCTGGTGAGAAAATAACAAAGCAAAATGATGCGTGGGCTAAACTTAATAAAGTTATAGAAGATTATAGTGAAAAACTCAAAGATAATACTAAGAATATTGATGATGCCAGGGACTTGTTTAAGCAACAGTTAGAAGATACTGAAGAGTTAATGAAAACTGTTCGTGAAATGAGTAAATTGCGTGAAGACGATACTAATCAAGTATTAGAAGAATTGAATTCAAGAAAACAATCATATGAATTGTTACTTAAAGAGCTTGACCTACGAGATGAACTTGTAACAAAAGCAGAGTTAGAAGTTGATACATATGAAAAGAAAATCAGAGATATACCACTAATTGGAGATATGTTAGCATCAAAAATAGACTTTGGTGGACTGAAAGAACAAATGGGTGGTGTGATAGGTGGTATTGCAAAGAACTTTACTGAATTAACGAATGGTGGTATGGCGGTAGGACCTGCTATTGCAAAATCATTCACAGCGGCAATTCCTTCAATTGCTTCATTTGGAGCGGCGTTATGGACTGCATTAGCACCAATTCTACCTATAATATTAGCAATTGTCGCAGCAATGTATCTTTGGAAAAAAGCATTTGCATTCAGTCAAGATGTTGCAGATTTGTCGAGAGATTTGGGTATTAGTAACGATGAGTCAAGAGAAATGATGCATAACTTCTACGAAATATCTGCAACATCTAATGATTTAGCAGTTAATGCAACAGAATTAGTACAAGCTCAAAAAGATTTATCAGAGGCAACTGGGTTAACTGCTCAGTTTTCAGAACAAATGTTAACTGACCAAATCAAACTAACGAAGTTTATGGGATTGACTGGAGAAGAAGCGGCTAATTTCCAAAGGATTGCAATAGCAAATGGACAAACTGCAAGAGAATTACAAGGTGAAATCGCAGGTACAGTTGAACAATTCAATAACGCCACTGGGTCATCAATTGCATTAAAAGATGTATTATCAGAAATAGCTACAATGCCTGCTGAAATACGAGTTGGGTTTAATGGAACAAACGCTCAATTGGCTCAAACTGTTGCATTGGCTAAAACTATGGGAACTACCTTAGAAGATGCTGTAAAAGCTGGTGAAGCAACATTAGATATAGAAACATCTTTAAAAGATGAAGCAAAAGCTAGAATATTAACGGGTGTTAACATTAACAATAATGCAATTAGGGCAGCTCAAATCGCGGGTGATTACGGAAAAGTATTAGAACTTCAGAGAGAGCAATTATCTAAAATTGATAACTTTAATGAAATGGCACCATACCAACAAAAAGCAATAGCAGATGCTATGGGTATGACGGTTGATGAAGTTGTTAAACAAAAAGAACAAATGGAACTTGCTAAAAAGGCCGGTATTGATTTATCTACTGCAACATTAGACCAAATACGAGCCGCAAAGGGGTTAACTGCTGAACAAAAAGAGCAACTATTAAAAGAGAAGGAAAAATTATCCGCTCAAGAAAAGTTGGATGCTTTTATGACTAAATTAGAAGAAACTGCAATGAGTTTAGTCGGTCCAATTTTAGATTTGTTAGACCCATTGTTAACAATAGTAGATTTTATATTACCAGCAATAGGACCACTTATGAAATTTGCATTTGCACCATTAATTTTAGTAGGTAAAGTTATAAAAGGTATTTCTAAAATGCTTAATGGTGATATTATGGGTGGGTTGAATGAAATGGGAACTGGTATACTTGAATTTATATACAGACCATTTATTTTAGTAATTGATTTAATAAAAGGATTTTTTCCACGTCTTGGTGCTTGGTTTGATAGTATATTTGATGGATTAAAAACTAAGATAGCTAATCTTTTACCAGAATGGGCTAATAAATTATTATTCGGAACGGATAATGAAGGTAACGCAAATGAAACTAAATCTAATAATGAAAGTAATGTTGTCGATAGTGTAAATGATGGTATTATTACACCAGAAGGTGATGTTATTAAAACGAACCCAGCCGATTATCTAATGGCGATGGTTGACCCTTTTGATTTCATGTCAAATATACCACCGCCACTTGATATGATAGATGGCGCGTTAGATGGAATTGGAAATATGTTTGGTGGTGGTGGTGAATCAACATCAATAGATTATGATAAATTAGCAGAAGCAATATCAAAACAACCAATTATGATTTCAATAGATGGTAAAGTAGTTTCACAAATAACGAGAGTTCAAACTAAACAATCATCA